TGGAGGCCGGCGGAGCGCAGGCCACCGCCTGGGTGGTTGCAGACGGGTACCTCCTGACCGCCGGCCACATGTGCGAGCTGACGGACGGAGTCCCGGAGCACGCAAAGTCCAGCACCGGACGGACCATTCCCGTGCATCCCGTGTTCTGGGAGATGTCCTCCGGCCCCGAGGCGGATCTCTGTCTCCTCAAGGCGGACGGACCCACCGCACGGCCCATGGTGCTGGCGGACGGCATGCCGGCCACCGGGGCAGCCACCCATTTCGTGGGCTGGCCCCAGGGCGTCTACACCGTCAGTGATGGCACTTATCGCGGCAACGGCTGGTCCGATGCCCCATGTGACCACGGCGCCTCCGGTTCCGCGGAGTTCACGTCTTCCGGGGTGTTCGGGGTCCTGACCCAGGGCCACAAGGTTGGCGACGAGTGGCAGGGCTGCAACGTGACCCCCGTCTCGGAGATCAAGGATTTCCTCAAGGAGGCCGGGGTCTCGTGGGTCTCGCAACCTGACCCCCTTCCGCCGGCTTGCGGTGCGTTTGAGATATACGACCCGCTATCGCGGGAATGCTACCGGCCCGAGGGCTGACGATTAAGGTGCTAGGGGCGCAAGGCGTGACCACATCCCGGCGGGCTCTGGCCAGCCGCTCGGGGAGTGCCGCGATTCTGTAACTAGATCCCTCACTGGGTACCCGCGGCAGTCGGGTCCCGGGGCACCCCTTTTCAATGCGCTTCCTCCAAGACCAGATCGCCAAGCTAGAGGCCCACCTGGCGCGCAAGCCCAGGGATAGCCAGGCATGGAAGAAGCTGGCGGCCCTCTGCAAACGGAGGGACGGGAGCACAACGGTACTCGCCATGAACCAGCTGTTGAAACTGCTGTATCCGGCAGAACGTGCCGCTGACTACCATCCCCATCCGCTTCTGGCCGCGCTCCGATGAACGAGCTCGCGTGCCGCGCTTGTCGTAAGGCCCTCCTCAGCAAGGAGGGGTGCGCTGTCTGCAATCCAATACGCCGTAACCTGATCGTGCTCGGGGAGACGGATGAGGAACGGCCGAGCCTGGCTACCGTCAGCGCAGAAGCCGTGAACTCCCTCCGCGCCCAAATCCGCGAGTACCGCGAGATGCTGAAGGACGCGCTGGACCCCGACCACCGCGCCAAGATTCACGACAAGCAGCGAGCCACCGCCGCCGCCCTCGCCAAGCTGCTAGACGCCGCCCGGAAGATTCAGACGGACGGGGTAGCCGCCGTGGAGCGCATGTCCTTCTCTGAACGCGGGGCGCTATTCGTTGAGTGGTTCTGCTCACTTCCCGCGGCCTACCGGGAGAAGATGCAGAAGGAAATTGCCGCGCTGGAGGCGCAGTACGCGCTCCCCGCAGAAAGCACCGTGCAGTGAGCAACTGGACCAGGATCCGCGATTATCAGCGTGCCGCGTGGAAAACGCAGGCGGTGGATATGGATGCGCTCGGACTCGTCAACGAGACGGGGTCCTCGGGTACCGACAACGGACCCACGAACCACAACCTCTCGAGCACGGTCCAGGATGCCCTGGGACGCTCCTTCACCGCCACCAGCGTGGGTGACCCGGTGACGGGCATCACCGGTACCATCAGCGGGCTCCCCGATGTGGAGACCATCCTGGATGACGGCGATCCGCTGACCGGCGATCAGACCGCGGACTGATGTCAGTCTCCGTCCCAGATGGAGTGGTACTCCGGCCCGCGGTGGCCGGGGACCTAAGTTACCTATTTTCCACGTGGCTCCGTGACCTGCGGGACGCGGACGGAAGCGCCCTGGAGGATGACCTCTGGTTCCCAGCGCACCGGACTCACGTGGAGAGGACGCTGGCGGATCCCCGAGTGGAGGTCCACGTCCTGGCTGCGTCAGACAACCCCAACGAGATTGTAGGCTACGTGGTAGCCGAACCCGGAGAGGCACTCCATTGGCTGCAAATCAGAAAGGGTCCCCTGCGCGAGAAGGGACTAGCAAAGCTGCTACTCGAGGCAGCGCGGGTCCAGGACGCCCCGGCGGTGTGGAGCACCCCGGAGGGGCGCAGACGCCTGAGAAACCCGTGGCGCGGGAGAAAGCTCCGCCGACGTACAGCGCGCGGGTCCGAGGGGAAGCCGTCCGGGTCCTACTCATCCAGCCGCTCACCCACCGTCCGATCCACCTGATGGAAGCCAAGGGGACCGCTCACGAGATGGAGAGTACCCTGAGGTACTCGGAGGCGCTGATCGACGAGGCGCCCCACTACTCCCCGTTCCGCCCCAGCAAGGTGGGACCCTTCCGCATCCTGGCGGCGGAGATCACAGATCAGGACATCCGGATCGTAACTGAAGGGGGCACCCTGCGTTACCCACCGGAGCTAACCGCCTGGGCGTCCCTACCAGCCTCTCCCTAGTTCACCGGGCCCCTACATCCCAAGATGGGCCACTATCACACACCGCGTCAAGGCATGCCCCTTCAGATTTATGAATGTACCCTCCATGGACGAGATGACGTGATGGTCCCCGGGGACCCACCGGACACCCAGCCGTGTCCCACCTGTGGTGCCCCCGCGGAGTTCCGTATGCCAATGCCTCGGGTAGTGGTTCCCGGCATGGCCCTCCGAGCGAAGGTCAGAGAGGACAACCCCTGGTAACTTATGCCTAGCGTCAGCGCCAAACAGCACCGCTTCATGGAAGGGATCGCCCACGGCATGAAGCCGAAGGGCGGCAAAGGCCCCAGCGTGGCAGTCGCTAAAGACTTCGTGGCCGCAGACTCCGGCCGGCGCGGTGGTCACGTTTCCGCCGCCCGCCGTCACAGCTCCGCGCACCAAAAGAAACACTACTGACCGTGCCCCGGCGTAGGCCGGACCTAGTCTCCTCGTTGTTCCAGTCCCTCAAGGAGCAGCAGGAACGCAAGAGGCAGGCGGACCCCTCTGACAAGGAGGAGGCTCTCCTGGGGGCCATGCAGCCTCACCAGCGGCGCTTGGACCAGGATACCTCCCGCTGGGTCTCAGTCATCTCCCCGCGCCAGACTGGCAAGAGTACCGGGGTCATGCTGCTGGTGGCTGCACGGTGCGAGCGGACTGCCGGGGCGGAGTGGGTGGTCATCGGGTTGACGCGCGGGTCCGTCAAGCGCATCTACTGGGGCCCCCTCAAGAAGCTTAACGAGACCCTCGAGCTCGGGATCGCTTTCAACGATCAAGAGCTGATCGCCAAGTTCCCCAACGGCAGCCGGATTTACTTTGTCGGCGGTGAAACCTCCGCGGAAATCGAGAAGCTGCGCGGTGGCCGGTATCACGGTGCGGTGGTTGACGAGTGCGCCTCCTACGGCGCGTTGGTGTTCCAAGCGCTGATTGACGAAATTCTCCAGCCTGCCCTGAACCGCTACCGCGGCACCATGTACCTGATTGGCACCCCGGGGGACATCCTGGCGGGGCCCTTCTACTTGGCCACCTGCCAGCCTGCGGAAGTTCTGGATACGCCCCTGGGTAAGCGGACCACCAACCGCCTCTTTGGAGACAAGTCCGGCGCCCCCGAGGCGAAGTGGAGCCTTCACGTCTGGACGCTCCAGGACAACACCGCGTGTCCATGGCTCTGGGATGACGCCCTGAAGCTTAAGATCCAAAACGGCTGGTCAGATGACCACCCGATCTGGCAGCGCGAGTACCTGGGACGCTGGGTAGCCTCCAGTACCCGCCTTGTCTACCGCTACGCGCCCCACCGCCACGATTACACCCCACAGGAAACGGGGCGCTTTGGACTAGCCGAGGGCCACGACTGGCGGACCGTCTGCGGGGTGGATCTGGGTACCCGGGACGGCTGCGCCATCGTGGTCTGGGCCTACTCTCCCACGCATCAGGGCCTCTGGGAGGTCTTCTCCGGCGTTAAGCGCACCGAGAAGGGTGATCGCTACCCCCTGGGGGACTTCGTGGCCTGGTACCGCGCGGTGGAGTCCCAATACGGACCCTACGAGGGTTCCGTGGCTGACACCGCCTCCCTTGCCACCATGGTGGTGGACACGCTGGCAGACGAGCACGGGATCTTCCTCGAGCCCGCCGAGAAGCGCGAGAAGCTGGATCACATCGAGCTTTTCAATGCTGACCTGGACCGCCGGCTGATTCGGGTGCTGGTTGGCTCCGAGCTTTCTGCCGAGCTCCAGACGGATCGCTGGGACGAGAAGCTCTTGGCACGTGGGAAGCGCGAGGAAGACCGCGCGGTCCCCAATGACACGGCGGACGCCGCCCTTTACGCCTTCCGTTGGTGCAATCACCGCCGCGCCCAAGAGCGCGAGAAGGTGGTGGCCCTCGGGTCCCCCGCGTGGTGGGTCGCGCAGCGTAAAGCCGAACTGGATGCGCTGAAGGACGCCGCCCGCCGCCGTGCGGACCCCGAGCAGATGCAACTGGATCGCGATAACTGGTGGGAAACCAATTGATGAAACCGTCGGAGCTAGCCGAGTACCTCCGTGTCCTCCGGGACGCGCAGCTGATGTCCGCGGAGGTGGTCCTCCCGGAGTTGACCATCCGCGCCGTGTTCGCCCCCGAGATGCCGGGGGTCCCGCTGGAGCAAGCTGACGAGGATCCCAACTGGGGCAAGTACAGTTGGAAGGGCGACCAATGAAGCCGAGGCAGTCGGGGATTCGACATGATGGGTGGCCCAAACTGTAGTTGACCCCTGGTGGGACGCCGACAAGGACGATCCCGAGCGCGTTGCGGATCTGGTGTTCGAGACCGTCCGGGACATCGAGCGCCGGCAGCAGTCCATCCACGACGGCCATCGCCGCCACGCGCGGATTTATGCCGGGTACACCCCCGCGGGTCTTGCTTGGGGTGACACCCAGGGAGTCCGCCAGCGTGAGCCCCACGAGGTCACCCGGAGCGTGGTCCGCTCGGTATGCGACACCGCCACCGCCCTGATCTCGAAGTTCCGCCCAAAGCCTACCTTCGTTACCGATGGCGCGGACTACTCCGTCCAGCAAGTCGCCATGGACCTGGACCGCTTCATGGTGGGCGCCTACGAGGCTGGGGACGTCTACCCCGTGGCCGCGCGCGCCTTTCATGACTCCACCGTGTTCGGGACGGGGGCCTGGAAGCTGGTCCCCCGGGGCACTGGGAAGGACTTCCGGGTCACTTGTGAGCACGTGCTCGTGGATGACCTCATCGTTGACGAGAACGAGTGTCGAGAGCACTTGGAGCCCGTCAACACGTACCACCGCGTCCCGATGCGGGCGGACTTCCTGATCAAGAAGTACGCCTCCGGTGGTGACGACACCTCCCTCCGCCGCAAGGCAGCCATCGAGGGCGCTCGGGGTCGGGGTCAGGGTGTTGACTGGCCGGGGTCCCGCTACGTTCCACCGGATCGCTGCATCACCATCGAGGGCATCCACGTGGACGAGGACGGCGTATCCCGTCGCGTCCTGTGCGTGGAGGGCATGGTCCTGGATGACGAGCCCTGGGATTTCCCGTGGCACCCGTACGTCATCCTGTGGTGGGCGCCTCCCCTCTCCGGCTTCTACGGAGACGGGATTGCCTACCGTCAGTTCGGGCGCCAGCAGCGCATCACGTACCTGTACCGCTGGGTGCAGCGCTGTCACGACCTGTTTGCGACCCCCCGCGCGTGGGTGGACCCAGCAGGTGGTCCCCCGACGCTTCAGATCTCCAACGAGATTGGCAGCATCATCTCCTCTCGGCGGCCCCCGGTATTCCAGACCCAGCAGGTGGTCCCCCCGGAGGTATACCGTTGGCTGGATAGCCTGGAGCGAGGCGCCTTCGAGGACGAGGGCATCTCCCAAGCCTCCGCCGCCAATCAGCTGCCCCCGGGCATCGAGTCCGCGCCGGCACAGCGGGAATATAGCTTCAAGGAGTCCAACCGCTTCTCCCCCGTGTCACAGCGCTGGGAGACGGCGGTGGCCATCGAGTCCGCCAAAAAGATGATCGCCATGTACCGCGCGGCGGCCAAGGCGGGCGCCAGCGCCTCGGTACCGTGGGCAGATAAGAAGCTGTATCAGCTGATCGACTGGGACTCCGCGGCCCTGGATGAGGACGCCTACCAGATCCGCCCCGAGGCGAGCTCGCTGGAAGCCCTCTCCCCGTCCGCGCGCACCCAGTCAGTCATCGAGCTGATGCAGTCCGGGTTGGTGGACCCCTCCGAGGGCCGCAGTCTTATGGGCCACCCGGACCTGGGTACCAGTGATGACATCGATGCCGCCCCCGAACACTACGCACTATGGGTGGTCCGCGAACTCATGAAGGGCCGCCCGATGGCCGTCAACGAGTACGCTGAGTTAGTCACCCTCCACAAGACGGTCCAGGGTTCCTACCTGAATCTTTGCACGCGCGGGGCACCCAAACTGCTCCTAGCGAACTTCGAGCGCTACCTGGAAGATCTGGACGCGCTTACCCCTCAACCCGCGCCAGCAGGGCCGCCAACTCCGGGGCTCAGCACGCCCGCCGCCTCCGGGATGACAGCCCTACCCGGCGGGTGAACAGGTAGCAGACAGTGGCAGACATCCAGAATCCCGATCGTCCCGCGGCACCCTTGAAGGCGGCCACGGCAGTCCTGGACTCCATCTTCGGCCCGGTGGACGCCCCGCAGGACGCACCAGCAGCTCCGGTGGCGGAGACCCCTCAGGCAGCGCAGGCAGCCCCTCAGAGCGCGGAGGCTGCTCCCCCAGTAGCGGAGGCCCCCAAGCCGGCTGAAGCGCCCAAGGAGTCCCTGGCGGCTCTCATCAGGCAGCAGAGGCAGGATCGGGAGGCCCGGCAAGCCAAGGAGCGGGAGAGTGCGGACCTGCGCACGGAGAATGAAAAGCTCCGGGAGCAGCTAGCACGCCACGGTAAGTCGGACATCGTGGGGGACCCCATCGGGTTTGCCAAGTCCCACGGGTTGACGGATGCCGAGATCGCGCTGGTGGGGCAGTCCTATCTCTATCACTTGGTACCCGACAAGGCCCCCGCGGATCTCCGCGCCCAGCTTCTCGAGGCAAAGCTTGCCCGGAAGGAACGGGACGCGGCGGCTGCCCAGCAGACCGAGGCCCGCCGTGCGCAGGAGCAGGCGGCCACCCAACAGATTCAACAGTACGCAACTGCCATCAACTCGGCAGTCCGCGCGTGGGAGGCGGGGCAGCACCCGTTCCCTGAGAGCGCGGCGTGGTTCGGCGGGAATCACGATGAATATACCGAGAGCCTGGTCTACACCGCCCGCAATGTGGCGGAGGCAGCCAGGGTTCGCGGTGAGGTAGCAGACCTATCTCCCAAGGCCATCGCGGCAGCACTGGAGCAGGACCTCGCGTCCCGCGCAGCGCGGATCCGTGGCACCGGCAGCAAGCCCACGCAGCAGACGGCGAACACGTCCACAGACGTCAGCGGGAAGCAGCCCGCGGTACTGAGCACGCGGGGTCAGGGTGCAAGCCCGGCTCCGAAGGCCACCTCCGACGCCGAGCGCATTAAGCGGGCCGAGGCGGTGGTGTTCGCGTCTCGCTGACGTTCCCGGGCCTCGTCCCGATGCAGTGAGCGCCCTGAGGGCCCCACGAGGGCCCCGAGGCCACCATGGCTACTGTTCTGACTACTGTCCAATGGGCAGCGTTCCTTAAGGAACTCTACCCGGAGGGCCTCCCATTTGACATCATGGCCCGGAAGCACCCCTTCCTGGCGATGGCCCCCAAAGAGGGTGACGCCTACGGCGACCACATCGTGGTCCCCGTCACCTATGACTGGCCCTCGGGCCGGAGCGCGGACATGGCGACCCTTTTGGGTTCCACGGGTCCGATCCAGCCGACCAAGAGCGCCAAGTTCCTCGTTTTCCTGGCCAGCGATTACGCTGGTACCTGGATCGACGAACTGACGATCCGCAAGGCTGCCAACGAGCGCGGCGCCTTCGTGAATGCCCGCAAGTTCGAGGTGGACGGCCTCCTCAAGCAGCTGGGCAACAGCATGGGCCACGCGCTCTACCGTGACGGCACGGGTAGCGTGGGCAAGGGTGATGGCGCCTGGACCATCTCCGGCAACGTCATCACGCTGAGCACGCGCGCGGATGCCAAGTTCTTTGGTATCGGCATGCAGCTGGATTTCTCGAGCGTGAGCTCGGGTGCTCCAGGTACCCTGCGCGCCCTGGCTGCCTCGTACCGCGTGGTGGTCACCAAGGTGGACGAGGACGGTGGCCTCATCACCTGCGCGATCGATAGCAACGGTGCGGCGGTGTCGAATATTTCGACCTACTACACCTCGCTTACGAACGCGGACTTCGTGCACCCCGCTGGTGACTACCTCGGGTCCGTGGGTCAGAAGCTCAAGGGCCTTTCGGGGTGGCTGCCACTCACGGCCCCCACGGGGGGTGATTCCTGGTGGGGCGTGGACCGTTCGGTCCATCCCACGCGCCTCGCGGGTAACCGCCTGAACGATGCCACCGCCCCGGCGGAGGACTCGATCATGGCCCTCGCTGAGGTGATGCACGAGCGCGGTGCGAACCCGGACGTGGCGATGATCTCGCCCCGCCAGTTCACCAAGATGAGCAAGCGGCTCAACGCAAAGGTTGAGTACGACGGCGGCGGCGGTACGGCGGAGTACGGCTTCAGCAATCTGAAGATCGCCACTTCGGCGGGTACCGTCTCGGTGTACGCGGATCCGGACTGCCCTGAGGATCGCGGGTACCTCCTCACGAAGGACACCATGGTGATTCGTCACCTGGGTCTGCCGGAGATCGTTACCACGGACGGCCTCAGCGCTCTCCGTCGCCCTGGTCTCGATCAGATTGAGATTCGGTGCCGCTACTACGCGCAGCTGGTCTGCAAGGCGCCGGGTGAAAACGGCGTGTTTGCGTACGCGTAGTTTCTAATCCCTGACCCCCAACTAGGGCGCAAGCCCTAATCGGGTCGGGGCTTCCCTTGGGGTCCTTCGGGGCTCGAATGGAGGTCCCGACCGGAAACGAGGCGCAATGCCTACTGCTACCACTGTCAGCCATAATGAGCAGAAGTACGAGATCGAGGCCGAGGTGGACCTCTCGAATACTGGTGCCGTCGGAGCCACCCGGGGCACCGGGTGTGCTTTCGTCAAGACGGGCACCGGCACGTACAACTGCAACGT